TGCAGGGGAGACGGTCATCAGATCCGGGCCAGGACAGCGCTCTGGCGATTGAGCCTGGCGACCAACTCCTCGTCATGCCGGTCGAGCATCTGCTTGACCACATCCTGGAGCAGCTCTGCTCGCTTGGCGAGCTCGTCGGCCACGATCGTCCGGACCCACGTCTCGAAGGTCTCGGGCGTGATCTCAGAGCCCTTCTTCACAGCCGCTTCAGCACCACGCCAGTCTCGGGGTCGACTGCGTACTCGCCGTCCTCGAAGGCGACATGCCTCGACCCGACGCCCACGTTCTGTCCGATGTGCGCGTCCTTGGGATCGGTCTTGGGCAGCTCCTGTGCGACCGCGAGTTCGAGGTCGGCTACCGCCGCCTCGGCCTGCTCATGGGCAGCCTCAAGCCGCTCCTGGTCAGGCGGCGGAACGGGGTCGACCGGCGAGCGGTTCACCGGACGGCGTTGGTACTGTCCCTTGGGCATGTCATTCCTCCTCTGGTAGGTCGGTCCGCCCGCAGCGTCCGCAGCGGTCGCGGAAGTAGGCCCGGAATCCGCAACCGGGGCACATGAAGGTCTTGCCACCCACGGCCTGGGTGACACGGGACGAGCAGCCGGCCAGCCGCATGATCTTGGCGTCCTTGGGGTTGTCCACCTCCACCACGCCCCCGTTGGCCTGGTAGACGCGGCCGCCCTCACGGATCTGAAGCTGGTGCGCGGCGATGTCGGTCGAGAGAAGTTGCATAGGCACTCCGAGAAGGCGGGAGCAGCCCCGTGAGTCAGTCGGGGCCGCTCACCGCCAGAGGAAGGGGTAAAATAGAAGGGCCGCGACGCAGGAACGTCCGGCCCCATGACCGACCCTGAATTGGAGGATCGATATGACTGAGTCTAGCGACAGCAAACGATTCTGGCGGAAGGTCTGGAAGACCGAAGGTTGTTGGTTCTGGACCGCTAGCGTCGATTCCCACGGCTACGGCCAGTTCCGAGTCGGCACCCGCACCATCAAGGCGCATCGCTTTGCCTACGAGGAACTGATCGGGCCGATCCCTGACGGCTTGGAGCCAGACCACCTGTGCCGCCAGCATCGATGCGTGAATCCAACTCACCTAGAGATGGTCACCCACCGCGAGAACATCCTGCGCGGCATGGCGCCATCGGCGCTTCACGCCCGCAAGACCAAGTGCCCCAAGGGTCATCCATACGACGAGGCGAACACTCGCATCGATGGCCGAGGTAGCCGCCAGTGCCGCGCCTGCAAGAAGGCCCGGACAGTCTCCCTGAGCAAGAACGTGGGCCAAGGGCACAACAACGCCGTAAAGACCGCTTGCCCGCAAGGCCATCCGTACTCGCCCGAAAACACCTACGTACTGCCGAGTCGCCCGAACGCTCGTTACTGCCGTGCTTGTCAGAAGGAGCGGACGGCCCGAAGGCCGCCCGCATCCTAGAACATACTAGTCGTTGATCCCGGTTATTGCGCCGCTCCACTGTGGTGCATAATGTACCAAGGAGCCGAACCAATACGTGCTCACGTCGTAGCTGAGCTGAATGTTGGTCCAGTCGATCATCATGAACGGCTGCACCAGGCGGAACTCCACCGGGTTCGGGATGCGCGAGTCGGGCATCGGGAGGTGGAAGCTCTGGATGAGGATGTTCCCGGGCGGCATGTAGGGATGCACCTCGATCGGCACCGAAGCTCGCCCGCTGGCCTGGTTCTCGATCCCGACCACCATCCCGCCGATCGTCACCTGGCCATCGGAGCCCTGGAGCACGACGCGGTAGTTGGTGGAAGTGGAGGTCTTGAACAGGTCGGACAGCTTGCTTCGGATCGAAGCGGTCGTGTAGACCACGTCCGGGTCGGCGAATCGGTTGGTCGTGCCCTGCCCGTAGAGGGCGATGAACGCGGCCTGGATCTCTTCCCCTGGAGGGGTTGTGCCCAGCGCAGCGTTCAGGACCTTGTTGTAGCCGGAGTTGGCCCCAGTTGCGACGGTCAGCAGGCCGTCGTAGTCGTAGGGCTGAGCCGACTGATCAGCCGAGGGTGGCTGAGCACCCGAGTTCGGGCAACCTCCGGTTCCGCCGCCGGTGAAGTTGATCGTGAAGGCGCTCGTGCCCGCCCACCCAGTAGATCCGCAGTAGTAGGCGTTGGCGATGGTGGAGGCGGTGCCGGCAAAGATGTCGTAACTCAAGGCCCCGGCTGAGCCTGTGAACGAGACGTTGGCGACATCGCCAGTTGTCGATGCCAGGGCAGTGGACACCGTCGCCGCACCCGCTACCGAGTCGCCCCGCCCCGAGTTGGCGCAGACGAAGACGTAGAGATCAGCGATGTTGGCCGTGTTGCCCGTCTGTCCCGCACCAGCCGCAGCGACGGCGACTGACACGGCGGTCGGAGCGGAGATGGCCCCGGTGAAGCCGTTTGCCGTGGTTCCACGCCCTGCCAGATGGCAGCGTTCGGCGTCCAGCAGGGACGCCCAGGTGACGGCGGTGTGGGAGATCTGCTGCGCGTCCCCAAGGGGCCGCATGGCGAACTCAACACCGAATCCGACCTGGTCAGAGAGCGAGTGCTCAGTCATGATGACCGAGCCTTGGTTGGTCGCGTAACCGATCTGCGGACCCCTGCGGAGGTTGACCGGCCCGAAGGCGTTGCTCACCGAGTCGGACGAGATGCCCGAGTTCAGGTTGGCCACTCCGCCCATGCCGGTGTTCGAGTACCCGGTGATCTGGAAGTAGTGGTGAGCCGTACCGTTGGCCTGTCCGGTTGGGATGCGGTCGTAGAGCGGGGTCTTGCGGTTCACCAGCGTCTGGATCACCGGCAAGAGGTCGTATGGCAAAGGAAGCGGGGAGGGGTTGGAGAACGACCAGGTCTTCTCCAGGTCCGCCATCTCCGTCTTGGCGCGGGTCACCACGTCGCTGATGTCGCCCAGGGTCGAACCCGAGATAGACTTCTCCAGGCTCGCCACCTGAGCGAGCTCCTGGTAACGCTGGTGCTCAGCGTTCATCGGCCCCGCCTGCAGTTGCGCGGCAAACCGCCCAGCTGCGGGCTTCGGCCCTTGACCGCGAGTCGTCTTCGACTTGGTCAGCTGCCAGGCAGCCTTCCAGTCCTCAATCCGCTGGGCCGCGTCTGGGCCTTGCAGCCCCAGATACTGGTCCAGGATTCCGTACTGACTGTCCATGTTGGTTTGAATCTCCTCTAGCCGGCCAGCTTCTCAAGCTGGTCGGTTGCCTTCTGGGCCAGGTCGCGGTACGACTTCTGGAGCGGCAGGTTGTCGCTCAGGTCGTCTGCGTAGGCCAGGTATTCATCGCGTTGCATCCGAAGCAGGTCGGCCTTGGCCGCAACCTCCTTCGCCACCGCCGGACGGGACCGCACCGGACCTCCGGGCGCCGCCATCTTCTTGACCTCTTGCAGTTCTGCCTCAAGGTTCTGCACCTTCTCCAGCATCGCCGCCTCTGTCTTCTCGATGGCCGCCTGGACGGCTAGGTCTATGGAATCGGACTTCCGGCGTTCGCCCTTGCGGCGAGACTCCTTCAGCCCCGCAGCCCTTCCTTTGGCCGTCGGGGTGCCGTCTTCGTTCCAGTAGTCGTGATCCGTGTCACCCTCCGGTGTGAGGTCGTTGTCTCCGTTGCCGTCAGGGTCGGGGTCGGACGCGGTCGGTTTCGCGGTCTTGTCGTCGCTGACCTCGATGTCGGGGAACTTCTTCTTCACCGCCGCGCGCACCCTGGCCTCTTCGGGCTTGCCCGAGGAGCGCGCCAGAGCGTCGCGCGCGTGGGCCGCATCCGGGATCGGGTAGCTACCAGATCCGGGCTTCTTCTCTGGGATGGCAAAGTCCGAGTCGGGGAGATCCTTGCGGTCCTCCGTGCTCAGCGTGGCCTTCTCCAGTTCGGCCACGATGGCCTTCATCTCGTCATCGGACACGAGCGACTCGCACTGCTCGTCGGTATGGTCGTGGGCGTGCCGTACATCCGAGTCCAGCGAGCGATGCTCGGCCACTTCCGGCCCATGGGTGTGCTGGTGCCGGTGATGGCCTTCCGCGTGCTGGTGAGAGTGGGAGTGCTGGACCGACTCGGCCTTCTCCTCCAACTCCTCGACGAACTCGGCGTTCCCGTCGCCGTCCGCCTTGGCCATGACCAACTTGGCCGTGGGGTTTGCCGGACGGTCGACCAGCGAAACCTCGACGATCCGGCCGCCCTTGACGATGCCACCCTTGGCGATCGCCAGGGCCGCCTTGGAGCGGTCGATGATCGCGTCCCGCACGCCAACGGATAGTCCGTTGAAGAGACCGTGCTCAAGCTTGCGCCCAGCTTGGTCGTCCACAACCTTGCCGCCGATCCACGCGCCATCGTCCCTCGTCTCCAGGACCAGGGCCTTGCCGACCACGCGGTGCGGGTCGTGCTGCTCGCGCACGTTGGCGCCGGTCTCGAACCACTCCGTCATGGCGCCCTTGGCCCAATCGAGGTCAAGGATCTGCTTGTCCGAGTCAAGTTCAGGCCCGGTGGCCTTGCTCACCTCGAAGCGCCAGACACCGTCGGCCTCCTTCGAGGTCTTGGTGATCAGCCCAGCGGAGGCGTAGGTCAGTTCGTCGTTCATTGGTTGCATCCTTTAGGCAAAGGCCGGAATTGGAGAGGGGACGAGGGTGAGCGCGCAGCGGCAGCGCGGATGGGCGGGGGGATTGGGATCGCCACTGGCGAAGTCCTTGTCAAGCGGAATCGCCCCCTCCGCCGTGTTGGCCTGGCAGATCGGGCAGGCGGTGGGGGCGTCGGACCAGGCCTTGTCCACGCCGCTCATCGACTTCGCCTGAGCGAGCATCGCTCCCTCCATAGCTCTCGCGATCTCGGTCCGGGCGATCACATGGGCTCGCTTGGCGTCGTGCAGGACCTCGGTGATCCGCTCGCCTGCGACCCTGCTGCCCACTCCCTCGGTGACCGACTGAGCCAGCGAGTCGCCAATCAGGCCAACGGACGTCTCAGACACGCCCTTCAGTTCGATCTTCAGTTGGCCCAACGCTTGCGCCAGGGCGCCCGATGCCAGCGAGTCGGTCGGATCGAATGAGCCCGCGTGGCCCAGTTGCTCCTGACCAAACTCCCACCCGGCCTCAAACGACTCGGTGACGGGTTCCTTCAGGACATCGAAGACCGCCGTCTCCTGCGACACCGGGAAGCCGAGGGTGTTCAGCGCCTCAACCACCTTCTGCGGATCGGCGGCGTGCTCCAGCTCCGGCCAGAGTTGCAGGATCGCCTCCAGCAAGACGGCGCCCGTCCAGCCCGCACCCATCGCCTTCGCGACGGCGTTGGTGATCTGGATGGCGATCTGGTCCGCCCGTGCCGTCTGGGGCGGGACGCCCTGATCTACAGGGCCAGCGCTTTTGGGATGGTGGCCGCCAAGACCTTGACCGCTTCGAGGTCGCCTCGCGCGCCTGCGGAGTTGAGCGCCTTGGCAAACGACGGGGTCACGGCCTTGAACTCAAAGTCCCGCCACGCCTCCCCCTGCCGCTTCTTGGCGAAGGCGACGAACTTCTGCGTCTCTTGGGACGGGTCGGGCTTGGGTTCGCCGGGCTTCGCGGGCGCCTTCGGAGCACCCAACGCGGGCGCAGGGTCGGGGACACTCGATCCCTTCAGGTACTCGGGGCCCGATGCCGTGTTGATGAACGGCATGTTGGCTTCCGGGAAGTCGTACAGTGTGTCGCCGTTCTGAGCCCTGATGTCGTTCTCGGTCTTCTGGCCCGAGAACAGCATGACCTGGTCGGTCGTGGCGCGGGTTGCGGCGTCCTCGTCGATCCCTCCGCCGGTGAAGTTGAAGGTCAGCTCCCTGGGCATGTCGAGATAGCGGCGGCAGATCACGTTCAGCACGTCCACCAGCCACTCTTCCAGCGGGCCGTCGCCCAGTGTCTCGGAGATGTCCTGCTGGTCCGGCTGCCTACCGTAGCCCAGCATGCCGCCCGTTCCCGTGGGGACGATCCCGAGTTGGGTTGGCATCACGGCGAACCGGGAGCCGATTTGCTTGATCAGGAACTCGTCATAGTTGGCCGTGTACTTCTCGCCAATCTGGGGGACGAAGACCGGGTTCTTGAACCCTCCCGGCAGCACCTTGATCTGGAACCGCGTGTTGGGGTCGCCCTCCATCTCCGAGTTGAATGTGCGCTCCCACTGGAGCTGGTCGGCTGGCTGCATGGCCAGGTCGGCTTCCACGAAGCTGGCCGGCATCGATCCGTGCGTGTATTCCTTCTTCAGCCACTCCTGGCGCAGCATCCACAGCAGCGCAGCCGGGAGGGCCTTCTCGGTGGGCGACGTGCCATACACGCGCCGTGAGCGCCGATCCCTCGGACGGTAGAACAGCTCGTCGGCGCTGTACTCGCCATCCGGCTCAGCCGAGGCCGTGAACTCGCCTCTCGGGAAGCCGTAGAGGATCTGCTGGTAGGCGGGGAAGGGCGGTTGCGGCACGTTCCCGTACACGTCCCGGAGAGGCTTGATCGTCGACCCGTCCACGATGCGGAGCGAGTGCAGGTCACCTCCGAGCGTTTGCACCGGGTAGACCGCGGGGGCGTCAAAGACGAAGTGCTCTTCCAGGAAGTTGCCCAGCCACTCGGTCCAGTCGAGATGGTTCTGCCGGTCAGGCTCCTGCAGAAACTCCCGGATCTCCTTGATCTTGGGCTCGAACTGCTTCCGCCCCAAGCTCGCCGCCCTGGCCGCGTTGCGTTCGCCTTCGGACTCCATGATCTCGGCCACCGCCCAATCGGTGAGCGAGATGTCCCATTCCTTCTCTTGGAGCGCCTGCTTGCGGATGTCGATGCAGCGGCGCACCACGTCACAGTTGTCGGCGACATCCTCCAACGTCTGCCAGAGCGGCATCCGGCCGCCGAGCATCAGGTTCCACGCGACTTCGTACTGACTGCGCCTGGGCTCGGGCCTTCCCCAGGGCATGACCTGGTCCAGCGGACGGATCGCGAACGGAGTACCAGGGCCAAACGACGTGATGGCGTCGCGCGGGTCGACGGGTAGCGGCGTGGCAAGCACTTCCGTGCCCGCGTTGCTCCCAGCCATCGCTCGGGCCGTCTGCGCGTCATAGGTCACCGATCCAGCTGGAAGAGCGCGAGGTCCCGAGGCGGTCTGGAGCATGGCCTTCTCGACCTGCTGCTCGACCAGCTTGGCAACCCGCTCCTCAAGCGGAGGGCGGTTCCAGAACGCCACCTAGCGCGCTCCTAGCTCGAACTGTTTCAGGTAGCCGTTTGGCTGAGCCGCCTTCGCCAGCGCGCCGCTGAGGAACGCGGCAGCCTTGGAGTTCTCCAGCACTTCGGTCAGCGCCCAGACGAGCGCGTCCATCCGGTCGGGAGACTCGCCGGAGTCCTGGGTCCACATCACCATTTGGTCTTCAAGCTCCCTGAACGTGCCGACGTGGTGAACCCGTTCCTGGCTGTACTGAGTGGCTATGGGCTCCGCCCTCACCACCTTGCCCCTGGTGGCCGTGACCAGCCTCACGGGCGCCATCGGGTCAACCGAGGCAAGGGTGTGCTCGACCATCTCGCCGCCGTAGTTCTTCTCGGCCACGATCGAGTCGCACTTGAACTCGTGGTAAGCCGCGATCGCGCGCTTAGCCCATTCCTCGGGGTGGTACTGCCCCGACCGATCAGCCAGCACGTATCCGTGCCCGTTTGCGCCCCTGGCACAGACGACGATGCCCGTCTGGTCGCGTCCCCCTCCGGCAGGGTCGACCCCGACCACGCAGCGGACCAGGTCGTCAGGCGCCTTGTCGACCCTGAGCTTGTCCAGCTGGTCCAGGGTCCACAGCGCACC